GCGGCTGATGCGTCCTTAAGCATTGAAGCGGCTTGTTGTGCCTGCTCCATCTGCGCTTGTTGTGCTTGTGCTTCGGCTCTCGCCTGTCGTGTTTCATCTACATCCTCTTGTGAACGTAGACCGTCCTCTGGTAGTCCAGCATTACGCCATCCTTCACGGAAGTGACTGTCACCATTGAGGTTGTCCAGAATCTCTGGGTTCATCTCAACAGTTGATTGATTCATTGCCATGAACTCTGCAAATGCTGTGTTTTGCTGTGACTTAATGGCTAGTGAAATGCGGTTGTTGTAGGCAATGTTTGGAACTGGAACTACTACGTTCCTGTCCTGTGTGACCATCTGGATCTCCTCTGGGGCTTCTGGCATCTTGCCCTGTCTCCAAAGGATTGAGAAGATACGCCTTAGCTTAGGGTCGAGATACTCACTGGTGAGCCTTGAGAACGTGGGAGAGAACTGCATGACCTTCTCCGCTTGACGTAGAGAGGCTTCAGTCGCTGTCATTTGACGCTCAATCTGTGCAAATAGTCTGAACAGATCTCCGTGCATGATCTCCATGATTGCCTTCTTCTTCTGTTCAATACGATCCTGACCGATGTCGTAACGACCAGACGTTCCCCACTCACGAGGCGCACGGTTTGGATCTAGGTCATTAACGTATGTGATGTCTAATGCGCCCACTCCGATCTCGCCCTCCATGCTGGCAGGGGCTAAGATTGGTGGGTTTGCCGCCTTCTCAGCGAGGACATCCATCTGTTTTTGTAGGAAGGAAAGCTTGTGTGCCTCTGGCAATGCTACCCATGTAGGAGCATATCCATAAGGACTGTTACCCCACTTGAGGTATCGTGTAACGTGTGCAGGCATCTCGTAGTAGCCCTGCTCGTGGACAACGTGCTTGCTGTCTTGGTGAACGCACACCATCTTGTATGGGAAGTTGGTCTGAGTCTCCCACTCATTGACCTTATCAACACAAATAACGAACACATGGGACTCATTCTTCTTGGGATCTTTAGCTTCACGCTGTAGTTTATCGGGCAGTGACTCGATACCAAACTCCTTAGCCGCCTGTTCAGCAGTGTAGTTGCACTCGTATACCACTGAGTCACAACGACCTCTGTGGTCTTGTCCAATGTAGTAAGTGCCTATTGGCAGGTGACGGAAGTTTAGCTCGTCATTCTCTACGTCCCACTCGGAGAAGTCCAGACCTGTTCCCATTGCGGCTCGGTCTAGGTAAACCTCTTGGATCTCGGTGTAGAAGTTGGATTGCTCCAGACGATACGTAATCTCCTCAGAGCATTCACGATAGAACTTGACCACTTGGTCGCTGTCTCTTAATGCTTTAGGTGGTGTGAGGTTGTGCCATACCTCCTCACGAGGTGTCACGAGAGAGCAGAATCCATTGGCAAGCATTAACGATGCAGTGCGTAGCGTGCTGTCGTGCAGTTGAGCGGAGTCGATCATGGGCGGGAGTGTTCCCAAACCACCATCGATAGACACCTTTCTAGGCATGGATAGCTCGGCTATCTCATCCCAGAGTTGCTCATGTGGCGAGCGATAACGCCTTAGTGCGTCACGCTTGCTGATTACGTATTCGCCTTGCATTAGTTGATCAGATTAGACCCAACTCCTAGCGTTGTGCCAGATGTCTTTCGTTTGCGCTTTAGCTCTGCCTCAAAATTGGATGCCTTGGCTACAGATGGAGCAGTCCCCATCCCAAATTGCTTTACTGGATCTGTCACTTGCTTGACTGTCTTAGAATCAGACATCATGCCACCCGTCAATATTCCCTTCGCTCCCATGATTAGCCTAGCTGTGTGTTTCCACCGTAACCGCCTGTCTCGCCTGCCATCTTGGTTTGTGACTGCTTTCTACGCTTCTTTAGCTCCTTCTCGAAGTTTGATGCTCCAGATGATGTCTCCGCTTGGAGGTCAACCATCTGTGCTTGCGGTGCGATTGGATCTGGTTTCTTTACTTTTGGTGCGCCCATGGACTGTTCATAACATAAATGTATGCACATTGTCAAGTCACTAGCGTCTCATTGATGCGCCCAGCGATGACTTTGCTCTGCCTATTCCACGCTTGGTTAGGTTGTCCAGCATGCGACCAGACAGTAAAGCCTCGGAGAAGTAACCAAAGGAGTCGCAAAAGTGCGAGCTATAGCCATGATCCACCTTAGACGTTATCCGTCCATCAATCTTCTCCTCTTTGTAGTGATAGTCCATAAGCGCGTCTAACATTCCACCCTCCTTATTGAGTTTGCCCTCGTTAAAGTAGATCTGAGGGAACAGGTCATGCATGTTCCTGATGCGCTTCGCCTCAGCACCTGCACCAGCATTGTCTAGCACTACCACGTTCTTAAGCCCTGCCTCAGTGAGTTTGGAGTGAAATGACATGTTATCCGTACCTCTCTGCTTCCCGTCATGCGGTAGGAAGTGCTGACCATAGTTATAGCCCTTCGCAAGCATATGCGCTACACGTTCTGCCGTGGACATCTCGAGGTTGAAGTCGCAGTCGATCAGACGATAGGTTAAATTCACCTTCTGCCAGTAGGACACCACAGTATTGGCGGCTGACCCCAGATCCCAAGTGCTGTAGACGAGGTGTGACTGGTCAGGCTCGAAGTCGAACACCCTGCCATCATCCTTGGCTTTCTGTAGGTGAGTTGCGTAGATAGCACCCTCTCTCGCTACAGTGAAGTCGCACTCCATCTCTTGCTGATATGCCTCCTCGCCAATCTCGTGACGGATCACATCTAGGTCTTCTTGGGGGATAATACCCGACTTAGAAGCCTTGAGAAGGAGACAGAAGCGACTGTCATCACCTCTCGCCCTGTTCACGCTCCTATAGAGCTGTCCACGCCCCTTTGGAGTGCCTGCAAGACATAACCACCCCTTGTAATCAATCAAGCACGCTAGCAGGACGAATTTTAGTGCTGATGCGGGGACATCATCTGCCTCATCTAGAATTATGCCATCGAAATACAAACCTCGACAGGCTTCATAACCTTCACCTGAGTATAGCTGTATCTTAGCCCTGTTAGGGAATGTGATGCATAACTCACTCTCGTTAATGACGATATCAGGTATTGTGGCACACGCTTGACGAAAATATGACCAACAAATGGTTTTCGCTTGGGTTCGAGTCGGAGCTATGTAGGCGTATCGCAATGGTGCGGTGTCCATACCCGCCCGCTTATGCGTCAAGGCACAATACACCAGCCTCTGCACCGATGCCACTGTCTTGCCCGCTCTACGGTGACACACAAGCGTTAACCATCGCTTTGGAGTGGTCAGAAACTCTCGGAACGCATCACGGGGGAGGATATCTATCTCTACGTCCCTACTCATTCAGACTTATCGTCTCCGCCAATGTTAATCTTGATAGTGCCTAGTTGCTCTACATGCTCGTATGCTCCATCCATTTTAGACAGCTCTGCACTTGCTCGTATAGCGTCACTGGGGCGTTCACCCTCATTGGCTAGGGCTATCCTAGTCAGTAGTTCTTTGCGCTCTGCTATGGACAGTATGGTGGCTTTATCGGTCTTCTCATTCATCTTATCAATATATTCTTTTACCTTAGGATTTCTTAAAAGTTGTGACGCACTGACATCAGCCACATCTCCCCGTGTATCATAGCCTGCCTGCTCATAAGCCCTCCCCGCTGGGACACCGCTCATCCATAGCTTCACAAACTTCTTTTGTCGTGGGTTCATGGCGTAGATTATACATTACAGAAGATCATCCGTCAAATCATCACCTATCACGTTCTTCTTTAGGAATCCACCACTCCCCAGTGATACATGCTCATCACTCCACTCATACTGCCTAGCGATGCAGTCATCACTATCATCAATCAGTGGATCATGCTCTACATCCTCAGTGGCTCGTGCATAATAACTGAGCCTGTTGATCTTAGCTTGATTGTTCTCCATGCAGAATCCATAGCATTACGTAATCACAATGTAAAGCCATAAAAAAGCCCGCTCGCCAATTAAGGGAGCGGGTGGTTGTGGTGACAGTGGGTTTAGTGACAGTGATTCAAGACCACATCCATAATTCCCTCCCGTTCCACCAGTGCCTCAACATCCTCATATGATGCCTCAGTCACATTAGAAAGTGATGGCATGGATGTAAAATCCTCACACCAGTGCTTGGAACTTGAAGATCCAGAAGGATGAGTGTTGCTGAACTTGATGGTGTTTTCGTCAATGCGTGTTACGTATGCTTGTAGTGTTTTCATAATGTTTAGTGGGATTGTTTCTCCCGATGAATTGAAACTACCATAAATCTGACCTCACGCAATAACTATTTGCATTTATTTTAGCATATCC